ATCGCCATATTACGAGAAGCCGGTTCATAATCAACCGCATAGCCATCAAACCGTGCTGGCGCATGAAAACGATTGAAGTTAGACACGCTTTGAAGCTTTTCAAAGCTATCCAAAGTGACATAACGCTCGGCTGGAAGACCATAAGTAAAATCCTTAGAAGAATTCCAACTATATATATCATGATCGGCCCAACTTGCCGATGCGTGAATTAAGCGAGTATCAGCAGATACATTGTCATCAGCTTCGGAAGCAGTATCCCACGGGCGTGGTTCACCCCTATAGTACAACGGCGCCGGAATAGGAAGCGTAGAACCCGCCGTGCTAGACACACCATTATATTCTTGGTATACTTGAAGGCCATACGGAGCATCTGAACCTTCCACCGGAGAACCAGATTCATTAACGGATTCGAATACCAACAGCTTATTGTTGCCGTTTTCGTCTAACACATAACGGTACTTACCAATGACGCTGCCGGTATACATGCATTCATTGTAAAGCTTTGCGGCTGCGGATTCTCCGATATCAGTATCAAAACCAGCCGGAGTCATTGCACCTTGCAAGACATTATAAATATCGTCGCCACTACGTTCTCCGGTATGTTCATCAATGACACGAGTCAGCTCGGTCATATTAGCCCTAAGCGGATCTAGTGGATCAGAATTGTCTTGCGACACCCGATTTTCATCAGGCACATAAGCTAAGCCATAGTAACCAATCCAGTACTGAGCGAGTCCGTCAGCTGGAGTTTGGTTCATGAGAGTCAATCCATTATTTGTAATTACAGCCTTCATCGAGCGTTCCAAATCTTATGCAGAAACTAGTTTATAAGTTCTGAATGCGGAACACCTAACTAAAAGCCACAATCTTCGTCAGCGCAAGGGTCTTCTAGCAGTACTTTATCGGCCTCTGGCTCAACATCCAACATATATGTTGAATCAGTCAAAGATCCTCCAGATGCCACTAGCATAGTGTTTAGTTCGACGACAGTCTTATATACAACTCGGATCCCATCAAAGACCACTTGGATCGGCTTACAGCAACGGATTTGCTCCTTCATACGGTTCAGCTCCTCGTTACCCATCAGAACACTATTGAAATTGTCGTTTTCAATAATGTCCAATACCACGTGAGGAGTCGGCACCCATGATGACGTCGTATCGCCAGTTGCCAAATCTACGTCCATCTGGTTGGCGACCTCATCTTGACGGATAAGCGTGCCATATGGGTTCGACGTATTCGTCCACATCGTAATAAGTTCACCGACAAGACCGAAGGTAGCCATAAGCATATTAATTCCCGGCTTTGTTCCACTCAAAGCGTAATACTGAGGCAAATGTGCAATAGTTTCACGAAGAGCGGCCTCACGTTCCATGCTATTACGATAAATATTGCTTGACCTAATATCGTCAGCAACTGCAGTTATATCATATCCCATGAAACGAGCCAAGTAACCAATAAGATCAATATCAAGCACTTCTGGGTCTCTCAAGTATGCCAGACGTTCAATGCGTTCGGCCAGCGGGTAACCCATGTCTGGAACGCCCTTGAACAAAGGATCCATGTCATCACGTGGGGCGACAGAAGCATAGTCATACTTTGATGAGTATTCAAGCTCGGTATTCTGTGTAGTATCAAGGTATTCAATATGCGGATGCTCAAAATGGTAGTTTCGAGCACATGCATATCCTATAGTGTAAGCTCCAGTATCCGCAGCAACATCGGCGTCAGATACGGTCACATACTTGTATTCGGCTTCATTATCAAAGTCGTCACCAGCGTCATACGCCGGATTACGTTTTATATCGACAGAAATCTCGTCAATCTTGAATGTACGCTTTGCCGACATCGGAATCCATGCCGTATTTGCGGTAACTTTCCAACCACGGCGTTCGTCCAAGCAAACTTGATCCTTTGTTATAACGATGTCGCCGTCCTTAAACTTGATGAACTCGTCACCAAGCTTTATACTGTATTCACCAGACAACCGAGTAAGGTTTCGCCCAGAAATGATATACCCCTTATAGATGTAACCAGGCTGTTCCACCAGCTGATCAAGTTCTAAGGAATATTCATCAACGACAGCGGTTACTATTGCAGTCTTAATAGGCTTGCTATCCCATTTAGCAACATCATACACAATCTTTCCAGTAGCATCAATCAATACGTGGTCGCCTACCGACAAGTTATGTTTGTATTTCATCTTATAACGATATACAAACTCGGTTTCGGTTATTTGTATTGTTTGGCATTCTTTAATTTCATTAGATGTCACATATGAAACCAAGTTGCTTTTCTTGTCCCAATCATACGAATTCAATGTATACTTATACCAGCGACCTACAGAAGCCGTCATTCGCCTATTGGTAATCGGAGCAATGTAATCATCAATAGTTACCGACGGATCCAAATAGATACTGAATGCTCCACCGTTATGCACTTCTTTAATAGTGTGCCAGCCGCACAATGCACCTTGATTAACAAATTCAATATACACACGACCATTGTCATTGTATACAGAGGCATTGGGAGAATCTAATTCCGGGATTCTACTCGACATCAATATTTCGGCAGTATGAGCTTCATTGTCCGGTGTGATGGACTTGATAACATACCCATCACTAATTGCAAAGGTCGGATTTGTCTTGCTTACATCGAACAAGTTATGTCGGCAGTAGATCGCATGTGGTGTAATAATGTCTGTCGGGTCAATAACTTTCCATGCGCCCTTTCGAACCAAGTAGAGCGTACCGTCAACCGCGATAGTGTTATCCGGAAGGATTGGGTACACGTTATCCATGTAGTCATAATCGGTAAAACTGCTAAGGCTTTCAAAATGAGCGCCAACTACGACGACATCGCCTTCCATCGGATACAAATTCGGATTGTCGACATATGAACGGTCGTACTTAACTTCCAGATCATCATCGCTACTCAATGACATCACATATCCAGTCCCGGTGTACGCATTTGTCTTATATTGGAATACATATGGGTCAGCATATGAAATCTCGGTATTTTCAGCATTAAATACGGCTCGCTTGTCCTCATCTTCGACAGTCACCGTCGCCGTAATAACTGAACCGACACTTAGCCCATGTCCACTGGATTGGACTGTAATAACCCATTCTCCAGTTTCAATGCGTTGTGCAATCGGCGTTGAATCAATATCGAGCGTATACCACTTTTCACCACATCCAGACAGCACAGCGTTTGCTGGAAGGATATGTGCTTGTTTTCTCAAGTTGATATTTACTGGGCTGCGTGGATTTGCAATACTGGTACCGTCATTAACAACATTATCCGAATACGTTTCCACAAAACCAGAACGTGACATAGGAGCAACGCCGATATTGTCATGGTAATAAACATATTCACGCTGCTTCCAGCCATACTTCAAGCGTACATCATTGATTTTCTTGATGTACAACGGTAAACGCTGGGTCGACATGTTACCGGCATAGTCGATCGTGTCTTCATAATCCAACGTGCTAATTGGGCCACAGTACGGCATATAGGTATTAGTGACTTCTTTGACACCGATTGAATAATGAAATACTTTATCAATGATGTACCGATTAACGTCGGTAATTTCACCAGTTTCACTTACCACCACGTCACGAGTAATCTTGTACACTTGGCGAGTGTCGTCATCATAAACAAAGTCGCCTTTCTTGTACAAGGCTCCAGCGGTTTTATGCTTAACGTCGGTGTCCATATACAGCAAACTGTATTCATCCGAGCCTTTAAGCACAGCAAACATGTATTGGGCAGAAAATATATCGCCAATATAGCTTTTGCGCTTTGCTGCACCAATCATCGTCGAATCGTCTTGATGCTTGATATAGTCAAATGCATAAATAGACGCCAGAATTTCTTCATCAACATAGAACCAGTTAATTGCAGATGGTGCATCTATTGTAATATTCATACCATACGGCTTTCTAGCACAAATTGTCGCACCACCATGACCCGGTGCAATTCGTTCTACTTGGAATAAAACGTCCTTCGCCGTTGGACTGCCATCAATTTTTACATTAGAAACAAAATAATCACCCGGTTGTACATCAAAGCTTCTCTGCCAGCTAGCATCAAAATATACATAATCGCTCTCGGTAGCAGTAGATTGGCTAATGCCGGTAATAATACCAGCATTGAGCCGTGAGATCGAAATAGGGCTGCTAATTTTCGAGACATCTATCTGGCATTTTGCCAACGCTATGCGGAACATTCCATTATTTGCTCGACTACACCAAGATACCTCTGCGATATATGGATACATGAATGCAGTAGAATAAATTATATCGCCTTGATGGATCTTATCTGACAAGTCTTGTTCAACTTGAATAATACTTGATGAAATTCTAGATACTTTACCAGTAAAAATCAGCTCATTACTAATTTTCTTTGCTCGCTTCATCTCCAAATTAGATGAGGTTCCGATACTATGCTCAAACAAGTCGGTAACTTCAGTCGACCATTTTACAAGAGGAAGGCTGTTATCAAAATCTAGAATATACTTGCTTTCGGCCAGTGGAATAACCAGCAGCGTTAAATCAGTATGGTCACCTAAAATCTGGTCATCGTAATTATAATTGGATATATTGACGACATCAATGTACAGCTCGCCACTATCAAACCGATAGCCGCTTGTGATACTTTCATTCATACGGTACACACCGCATGACTTCGATCCATCCATTATATAAAATACTGCATTAGAATATAGCCCTGGGAATGCGTCCAGATAGATTCTATACTCGCCGCTACGCTTTTCAATTCGGTTGATATGATAACGGTCAACAGACGGCTTGTTCAATGTATCACTGATATCCATCGTCCCAGAACTAGATAAATTAGTCAAATTAGCCGCACTGGAATCACGAAAATAAAACATTCCAGTAGGATATTCGCCAACCCATCCAAATCCATTTTTATTGCCAAACTTGATATAGGTATTATACGTTCCGATGTTATTCGAATCTACATCCATTGTTCCGGCGGCACTAGTCAAGTTGTAATAATCAACCAAGATATTATCACTTTTTCCATCGCCGTTTACGTCATACGTAGATACTCCGGTAGCAGACACACGCTCAACATTCGTAACATGCACTGGAAAGTATACTTCATAAAACACCATGTCGCCATGCTTTCCGCCATATCGGCAGATTACATTACCAACCTCAGCCACCTTGAACTGAATGGCAGTAGCCGGATCATTATATGTTCCAGTAAACGGATCTTGAGATGTAGCCATTGGATCCTTCTGAAGCATATCACCGTCAGCAACAAAAGAATACGCAACAAGATCTTGTGTTTTCCGGTTTTTGTACTTGACATATACAATGTCGCCATCGTCTAGCGTGCCGACCTTTTCTGCAGCTGAAGGAATTGTATCGACAATTTCATCTAGGTCTAGTTCAACAGTCCGTTGATACTCCGCATTTTCAGTACCAACCGTTACGTTGCTTTTAACGTTGTTTCGAGGCACCGACAAGTACATAACTGAATCGCCTCGGTCACACGCTAGCTTAAACATATCGCACAGACGTTCCATCCACTTCTGTACGACAGTGCTGTCAGTACTGGTGCATGCTTTGACCAGTTCAAATTCCTCGGTAACATCGATATTGCGGTAAGCATTGTTGATGTAGTCAGACATCACTTGCAGATAAGTGACGACGTCTGGTTCCGAACGAAGGAACTCCGGCAAGTAACCTACGAAGTCTGTAAAACGGTATTGACCATTCTTGTTGTATACTATCGGATTCATTCTGCCCTATCCTATTCAGTTAACAATACAGAGTCCAGAGAAACTGTAAGATCGATTTCATCCACAGGAACAACGATCTGGACAATTTCGTTGTCGTTAGTGTAATTTGTGATGTTTCCATTCTCGTCAATCAAGCTCTTAGTTACATAGTAAGCAAGAACGTTTCTTACTAGCTTAATATAGTTCAAACCATACTTCAAGTAATCATACAACGTAGATCCGTTTATTTCAGTCATTGAAATGATGTGTTCGGTATCCTTGAATGAGAGTGCATCGGGGCCCATTTCCCAACCCTTGATAGCGTCAATAAGCTCACGCAGTCTGCGGACGGTATCAATGTCGCCTTGGCTAGATGCTTTCTTGATTTGCTCGCTAATAGGCGTATATACTTGCTGCATCACTTGAGACCAGATGTAGGCCACAAACTTATCGATTTCCATGTCAGTAACGCTTTCCAGATGACCAGAAATCATCGTAGCGCAGTAATCAGCAATCAAGTTCTGTATGGTTGATTGATTCGGAATGGTAAATGTAGCCGTATGAGTCGTCTTAGTGTTAGATTCCACCAACGTATACTGCATCGAGAAATCAAACGGATCCATCGTTACGGAACCTGGTGCAATAAATTCACCAGTAACACTGCCAAGCCAAGGTAGCTGAGCAACGTCAAGCTGGTTGTACTGCGAATTAACCGGGGCGAACTTAACGTCAACGCCTTCAACTTCGGTAAGACCATGCACCAGCGACTCAATACGCGAACGGAATACCGGAGATGCAAACTCGGTATTATCGTTCAAATACTTATAAATGACGTTCTGAACACGTTCCTTGACGTCGGTAAAGTTATTTCCACGATACAAGGTAATATCCAAGTGACACTGCATTTCGTGTACACTCGGATATACATAATTATGATATCCGCCGCCCAGTGTAACCATGCCACGCTGATTGAGTGCGGTCATCACATTATACAATTCAGAACCGGTTTCAACAAAGTCAAGCGGAGACAACTTAGCTGAATATACCTTATAGTCCATAGGAATTTCGGACGGCATCACAGCCTTCATAATGGCAGTTTTAACATCCTTAGTATTATCGACCTCAGCATTGTCCGTAGGATGACATACAACATTTTTAAACTGTTCGTCAATAGCCTTCTTCACACGCTCAGCCATTGCCCAATGGCCAGAATCAAGACCTTGATCGGACAATTCGCCATAATCATATTGCCACGTGTACATGAGTCCATTGATCTTAAACCCATCCAAGAAGTACTCATTCGATGTAGTCGGATAGTAATTGTTGTCCTTCTTACGATAAAGACTCTTGAGCACGCTAAAACGTACCTGGTTCATGAACTTTACATCAATGCCGCCATTCGGAAGCTTCGTATTCAGAATGTCCTCGCCAAATGCAGTTGCATACTTGACATCGGCGTATCGACGTAAGAAAATCTTGTAACTCATGCGATTCACGAGCTTATCCAAAGAATTAAATATATATGGAGCATCGGCCTTAATCGATTCAATCGACTGGATATCAAGACCGCTGCGGATATCAGTAGTCAATGCGATGTTCAAGTCTTCAATAGTAATATCGCTTTCAGTGCCATCGCCTTGGGTAATAACAATTTTGGAATCACTGGTAGCAAGCACGGTTCCAGCAACATCAAGAAGGTTTCCGCCTTCGCCCATAGTAGAAAAGTACGTCACGTTAATAAGGCCGTACGGAATAGCCGAATTAAGACCATCGCCAAACTTCAGCTGCACATTACCGTCGTTTGCCGTCGTGATTTCAACGGTATAGTTATCTGTATAGTTGTCTTGGCCAGATACAAACTTGTCAATATCGTTAATGACATTTTCCTTAGCAGGGTCAATCAGTCCACGGCGAGACACACGCCAGTAAAGCTTGTCATTGACCACTACACTTGGATCTACGTTGTCCATAAGTGTTGCATCAGACGTTACCGTCGTGAAAGCCGCCGCACGGTGGGCAACGTTTCCGTCATCATCGAAGTTAGGGTCGTTATCACCAAAGTAATCAGAGAAAGAGTCATCATTTATAATATGAATCTGGTTCTGACGTCCAGTAGATACAATTGTTTCCGTCTTGAACTGGCCTTCCGCAACTACAGCCTTTCCAGATACCAACGACATTAAGCCAGTATTTGCAGTATCGGTATTTCTGTTGTAGTAGAATTCCATGTCGTCCATTGCGGTCAACGTAAGTCCGCCAATGGTAAACTCGGTTCCCTTAGGGATACGAACTCGGATGCTGCTGTACTTACCAGTCTTTGTCGCAGCGATACCTATTCCAGCCTTTGCTGGTACCGGACGGCGGACGCTGTAACCCAACATACGAGCATTTGCATATATAGACGGAGTCGATGTAGACGACGGTTCCATGAATGCGTTCATGAAGGACGATTCAGCATAATAGCCCATCAAGTCAGCCGTTCCAGAGAACAAGTCGTTCATCAAGCGACCGTAAGAGCTTTCAGAGGCATCGGCAAGGTTGCCGCCCTTCGCCTTCATAATCGTCGTAAGGTGCTCACGGACAGCCTCAAACGATATTTTAGCATATTTGCGTTGATCTAGTGCATTAGACATGAAATACCGATTCCAATTAGTCGTTTGCAGTTTATCAGTTCTGAGAGCGACGCCCACTGATAAACTGATGAACGAGGTATCGAATGCCAAGCTTGATTCTACATTTATCTGGTAACGTTCGTGCGGCTAACATGGTCGTACCGAATTTCAGTGTTCTGGCGTCAGTATCCAAGCCACTTTGGGACGACCGTCTCGGAGGTTTTGTTGAGCGTTCTGAAAAGGCTCAAATCAACAACCCGGATTTCCAGCACGATACCAGACTCGGCATGGGTCATTATTACCGCAACGAAAATGCATTCAGAGACCATGAACGATACAACATCATGGCAGCCGCACAGATCAAGCGTCAAGGCACCCAGTTCAAGTATTACACTACTACCTACGATACCAAGGCAGACCCGCTATTCCACGAGGACAACAGCCGCAGTATCGATCGCATGTTCGATATCCGTGCTACAATTACCTTTACGCCGCAGAACGAGCTATATGCAAGATTTGGCATCCAGTATACGGCAAAGACAGAAGTGCTTCTCCACATGGGATTGTTCCTCGAATGGAACTACCGTTCACTACGAGAGCATGGTGTTAAACCGCTTTGCAGTACCGACCCAAAGGCGCACAATCCTATATGGTGGCAGCGTGGCTACGAAAAGTTCAATTATTATGGATACACGGCAGCACAGATCTTCCCCAAAGCTGGTGACTTGTTGAAAGTCGAATATGACAACAAGCTGTATGCTATTACGTCCATTACAGACGAAGTTCCAGAATACGAGTATCGCTGGAGAAAGTATTTCTGGAAATTATTCCTGGAGGTCGCTATCGACGACGGAAAGAAAGTCAGCGAGGACGTCATCAACGATCCGAACCAAGAACATTTCATCGACCAGCTACTCGGTCGAAATACTCTTGGCAGTTCAACGAATCCAGACGATCCGAACGCGGCAAAGCCAGAATCTGGCTATTCACTAGATGTGTCCAACACTATAGACGAACTAAAGAAGGACGTGTTATTCCGTCCTCCTGAAGTCGACAAGTGCGTCAAAGACATTACAAATGACCCATCAAATTACGCTTGCGGTAACTTGCTGGGCCAGTGGTGAACTACCCGCCGCCTTTTGTAACGTTATTTAATCAAGATAATTGTTGTTCGCCATGTCGTTACGGCCCTTGATGTGGTCGATAGCTTCATGGACGTTTTCTGGCGTAAACTTAGCGCCAGTATCTCCGTATACAGCCATATCCGAGAAGATGTTGTAGATATCAGCAGCAGTAATCTTGGATTCCACAGCATACTTGAACTCGTCATCGAACGACGGATCGTTGAAATCGGTCAAGTTATCTGGGTTGATCGCCTTGTCGTTATATGAGAACAAGTAACGGAGTGCTTCAACATCTGGGAAACCAATTTCAAGCATCTGGTCAATTCGACCACTACGGCACATAATCACCTTATTGATCTTGGACGGATCGTTAATGGTAGCGATGAACACATAGGATACTTGGTCATTCTTTGCAGACTGGTTAAGATAGTC